TTAAGGAGATCGTGAAATCTGGCAAGGACGTGGGCTACTTTGTAAACAATTATTGTAGGATTTCCCACCCTATGAAAGGACTTATTCCTTTTAAGACTTACGACTTCCAAAGGGATCTTGTACATGAGTTTAATGATTATCGCTTCAATGTCATCCTTAAGGCCCGACAGCTTGGTATTTCAACCATAACGGCGGCTTATGTTGCGTGGTTGATGCTTTTTCATAGAGACAAGAATGTTCTTGTTATCGCTACTAAATTTGGAACCGCCTCCAATCTTGTAAAAAAGGTAAAAGCAATGATCAAGAACTTGCCCGAGTGGATGCAGATCACTAGCATTGCGATAGATAACCGGGCCTCGTTTGAGCTGGCAAATGGTTCGCAAATAAAAGCATCTTCAACTAGTGGCGATGCTGGTCGTTCGGAGGCCCTATCTTTATTGGTGATTGACGAGGCAGCGCATGTGGAGGGTTTGGACGAATTGTGGACCGGCTTATATCCTACCCTATCAACTGGTGGTCGATGTATTGCCTTATCAACTCCAAATGGTGTTGGTAATTGGTTTCATGAAGTGTGTGTTAAAGCCGAAAGTGGAGAGAATGATTTTAACTTGACAATGCTGCCTTGGGACGTACACCCAGACAGAGATCAACAATGGTTTGAAAAAGAAACACGTAATATGTCGGCGAGGCAGATTGCGCAAGAGTTGGAGTGTAATTTTAACATGTCGGGAGAGACTGTCTTTTCTTCCGAGGACATACAACGCCTTAAAGAGGAAAGTAGTGAGCCCATAAGTAGAAGGGGCTTTGATCGTAATCTCTGGGTTTGGAAAAATTATGACCCAGCAAAGAGTTATTTAATTGCTGCTGATGTGGCTCGGGGTGATGGCCGTGACTTTTCTGTTTTTCATGTTGTAGACATAGAAGAGGTAGAGATAGTGGCAGAGTATAAGGGTAAGATCACACCGGACATCTTTGCGGAGGTTCTTATTTCTGCGGGTAACGAATATGGAAAGGCAATGCTTATTGTTGAGAACAACACCGTTGGCTATTCGGTGCTGGAGAAGTTGATCAATAGGGGCTACGATAATGTCTATTACTCCAGGAAGGGAACTCATGAATTTGTTGAGAGTTATGTCGGAGAGTATTCTGATAGAGCCATAGCAGGGTTCTCAACCACGCAGAAAACTAGACCACTCATCATTGCGAAAATGGAAGAGTTCGTGCGAAATAAACTAATTAAGATAAATTCTAAAAGGATAATCTTGGAGATGGAACAATTTATCTGGAAAAGTGGTAGGCCACAAGCGTCAAGAAAATCTAATGATGATTTAATCATGGCTTGTGCCATAGGATGCTGGGTCAAGGACACAGTTTACGCAGACTCTCAAAGAGGAATAGACTATACAAAATCTTTATTGTCGTGTATGGTGAGGAACGAAAGCTCACTGAGCACAACAATACCCGGCATGACCGGACACAGACAGAGCTACAACAGTGATGCCAAGTCAAGTTATGAAGAGCATAGCTGGGTACTGAAGGGGTAAGAAATGGCAAGAAATAAAAATCCAAACAACCCAGCGAATAAGCTGTATAGGCAATTGACGAGGCTGTTGTCGGGGCCGATGGCTACGTACAGCCGAGAGACACCAACTTCGTACAACAGAAGACAGATACAGTGGCACTCAAAAGATTTTAAATCAGCGTCGGGGCAGTCTTTTAAGAAGGATGCTTATAATCCCTATAAGACGCTGACCGCCGAGTACATGGCTAATCAGCAGCGGGGAGATAGGTATGTTGATTTTGATCAAATGGAATATATGCCTGAGATCGCCTCATCGCTGGACATCTACGCCGATGAGATGACTACGAGCAATGAACTTAATGCGATGTTGAGGATCAAGACCAACAATGAAGAGATAAAAGGTGTTTTGGAAAATCTGTTTTTTAAGATTATGAATTTAGAGTTTAATCTTTTTGGATGGGCTCGGTCAATGTGTAAATATGGTGACTACTTTTTATATCTTGACATTGACGATGCTCTTGGGATTACTCATGCCATTGGTATTCCTCAAAACGAGATTGAGAGGCTAGAGGGGGAGGACAAGCAAAATCCTAAGTATGTCCAATACCAGTGGAACAAAGCTGGGATGACATTTGAAAACTGGCAAGTAGCGCATTTTCGCATTTTAGGTAATGATAAGTATGTTCCCTATGGCACTTCTGTATTGGAGCCTGCTCGCCGGATTTGGCGTCAACTTACGCTCATGGAAGATGCGGTTATGTCATATCGTATTGTTAGGTCGCCTGAGCGTCGTGTCTTTTATGTCGATGTTGGCAATATTGCCCCTCAGGACGTTGAACAGTACATGCAGAAAGTGATTACGCAGATGAAGCGCAACCAGGTGGTTGATGTTAATACTGGGCGCGTTGATTTACGCTACAACCCCATGTCAACAGAGGAAGATTATTTTATTCCTGTTAGAGGAGATCGGCAGGGAACCAAGATCGAGTCGCTACCGGGCGGCACGTATACAGGTGATATTGAGGATATCAAATACCTAAGGGATAAGCTCTTTAGCGCACTGAAGGTGCCTGCTTCGTATCTATCACGAGGCGAGGGGGCTGCTGAGGATAAAACAACGCTTGCGCAGAAAGATATTCGTTTCGCGAGAACGATCCAAAGACTCCAAAAGTCTTTAGTGGCGGAACTAGAGAAAATTGCTATTATTCACTTGTTCACTCTTGGATATAGGGGAAAAGATCTTTTAAGTTTTAAAATGTCATTAAACAATCCAAGTAAGCTGGCAGAGTTGCAAGAGCTTGAACACTGGAGAACTCGTTTTGATGTAGCCTCGGCGGCGACGGAGGGTTATTTCTCACGTAGATGGATCTTTGAGAATGTATTCAATATATCAGAGAAAGAAACGATGAGAATGCAGAGAGAAACATTCTTTGATAAAAAACTTGATTTAGCACTTGAGCAATCCATACAAGCTGAAGAGGCTGCTTTTGGCACGGATGTCACGGGCGGAACGCCTGGGTTAGAGGGCGCCGGCTTTGAAATGGGCGCGGGAGAAGAAGAAGGAGCACCGGAAGGGGCAGGCGCTGAAGCTGGCGCTGAAGAGCCGGAAGGGGGCGAAGAAAACGTTCTCTTGGCGCAGCCAGGCGGCAATGTCACAGAGAAAAAGAAAAAGCACGTACCACCAGGAAGGCAGTATAAAACTAAAAAAAGTAAGGGGTGGCATACGAAGCAACATCACGACGGAAGAAAAACCGATGGACGACAGCACAGGGCGGCATCTATGGCGCGGACATCGCCAGAGGCTAGAGGCCAAGGAAAAAGGTCTAGACACCCGGCTCAAAGCGAATTACAGCAACTGGCTAGGGGTCTCTTTGAGACTATTGAGAGGAAGGAATCTAATTATAATGAAGAAGAACATATTTTCTCTTCAGAACTTGAGATTAAAAATCTAGTAGAAGGATTGGAAACAAGAAAAAATGAACCTGAAGCACAATAAAAAAAGAAACACAGCGGTTTTATTTGAGATTCTCTGTAATGAATTGACTCGGTCGGTTGTAGATGAGAAGCTTGAAAGAAAGCAAAGAGTCTTAGCAATTATTAAAGAATCTTTCTCTAAGGACACTACCTTGAAAAAAGAGTTGGATATTTATAAATCTGTCCTGGAAGGGGACGCCCTTTCTGCGAGACGGGCAGAAAAGGTATTTAAAGAGGCAGCCCAGCAGTATTCGTGCTTAAATAAAGAAGACATCTTTGAAGAGCAAAGTGCCCTGATTGATCGAATAAATAAAGCATTGACCCCTGACGTGTTTAGTAATTTTATTCCATCGTATACGTCGATGGCAACGGCACACCAGCTTTTTAATATCGACTTAAAGCCAAGGCAGAGAGTTGTTCTTGAGGAGAGGCTGCTGTCTTTTATGATGGCGACTCCGATAAATGAGAGTAAAGACTTCAAGAAAGCATCGAACGACAAATTAATTCACAAAATGCATGTCAAGAAGTTTAATGAGTCCTTTGGGGAGAGCCTACTTGAGAACCAGAAGACGTTGTTAAGCAAGTTTGTTAATTCGTTTGCAGATAACGGGCTAGAGCTAAAGATTTTTTTGAATGAAGAAATAAGCAGGATGCGCAACGTAATCATCGAAAAGAGCGCAGAGAACTCGCAACTTACGGCGATCATAGAAACTATAGACCATTTTAAAGGCCAGTGGATAACTACTGAAATGCTGAAAAAAATCCTTAAGATACAGCAGTTGACGGAGGAGCTACAGCATAATGCCGATTAGTGTCAAAATCGCTGACGAGGAAGAGCGCACCTTCAAGGTTAGAATAAAAAAGGATGAGAGGGATTATCCTGTAAGCCTAAAGGTTAGAAGGTCACTTGAGGGGAATTTGATGATATTCGATCATCGCGATATAGATATTGTTATAATGCCGGATCAAGGGAAGGTTGTTGCGTTCCCCAAGAATGAAATGGGCTCTCATGTTTATGACGCGGAAGATAGGCTTTTTAGATATCTGCACAAGATGGGCGTTGTTAAGTACGGCACCGTACAAGGTGGGGCCGTTTATAATTCTATGCAGGCAGACATCCCGGAAACGTCCGAATATAATGCGGTTGATTATGTTCTATTCGCTGTAGAGAAGTTTATTGATCTGGAGAAACCTCATTTTGCGTTTGAAGAAGAATTCTATAAAGAATACGAAGAAAGGCTCACTGCCCCCGAGGGAGACGATTCAACTGAGTTTGACCCAGCAAGGCAATCAGTTGAGAAGGGTTCTATACGACCTGGCCTACAACCATACGGCGTAGCCGCAATATATCGTTTGTAGGCATAAATGGAACTTATACACTTTATCCTCGCTTCTTATGGCTTAACTTTCATCCTCCTGTATGGGTCCATCTTTGATTCCATAAGACCCACCAAAGGCAAGTTGGGTGAGTTATTTCATTGTCCTCTATGTGTTGGCTTCTGGGTTGGTGTTTTCTTGTGGTCGATAAACGGACACACAGAACTATTTACCTTTGAGTACAATTTTATAAATCCATTCATCTGTGGATGGATCGCCGCAGGCACAAGTTATTTTATTACAATGTTATTAGATGATTTTGGTTTAAAGATTAATAGAAAAGGAGGTGAGCTATGAGACGACGCAATAGACCAGAAGTCCGTCGT